GGCTGCGATCTTCAACGGCGACCTCGTCGCTCTGACCACCGCAGGCCTGCCGGCCGCGGTCTCGGCCACTCCGGTGGCGGTCAAAATCCCGGCAACGTCCGCTGATGCCACCGCAGGCATCGTCGGCGTGTGTGTTGGCGCGCGTTACGTGCTGCCGGCACCGGTGGGGCAGCCGATGTGGGCGCAGTTCCTGCCCGCTGGCGCGTACACCGCCGGCTACCGCAATATCTGGCTTCAGGTGGTGGACGACCCCAACACGCTGTTCCAGATCCAGGGCTCCGCAGCTCTGGGCACCTTCAACAGCGGCACCAGCGGCTCGGGATGGGCCGGCGCGATCGGCAAGAACGCGCAGCTGGGGTTCGGTACGGCCGGCAGCACCACCACGGGCAACTCCGGCATGAACCTGCTGGTCGGCTCCAACGGCGCCGGTCTGGTGGCCACGGCCACCTACGCGGTGCGAATCGTCGATGTTGTGGCGGGCACTGAGTCGGACACGTACCCCGAGTTCATCGTCAAGCTGAACGTCGGTGTCCACAGCTACACCAACTCGCTCGGCATCTGAGGAGAACGAATCATGGCAATCTCACGCGCACAGCTGCTCAAGGAACTGCTCCCCGGGCTGAACGCCCTCTTCGGCCTGGAATACAAGCGCTACGGCGAAGAGCACAAGGAGATCTACGACGTCGAGAGCTCCGATCGATCGTTCGAAGAAGAGACCAAGCTGGCCGGCTTCGGCGCAGCGCCGGTCAAATCCGAGGGCAGCTCGATCTCGTACGACAACGCGCAGGAAGCCTGGACCGCCCGCTACACGCACGAGACCATCGCTCTGGGCTTTGCGATCACCGAAGAAGCCGTCGAGGACAACCTCTACGACAAGCTCTCGGCTCGCTACACCAAGGCGCTGGCTCGAGGCATGGCCTATACCAAGCAGGTCAAGGCCGCCGCGATCCTGAACAACGCCACCAGCGCCTCGTATGTGTACGGTGACGGCGTGGCTCTGCTCTCGACCGCGCACCCGCTGGTCAACGGCTCCACCAACAGCAACCGCCCCACCACCGGCGTCGACCTGAACGAGACCTCGCTGGAAGCAGCGGTCATCGCGATTGCGGCCTGGACGGATGAGCGCGGCCTGCTGCTGGCGGCCAAACCCCGCAAGCTGATCCTCCCGCCGGCGCTGACCTTCGTGGCCACCCGCCTGCTCGAGACCACGCAGCGGGTTGGCACGGCCGACAACGACATCAACGCGCTCAAGTCCAACGGGTCCATCCCCGAGGGCTACACGATCAATCACTGGCTCACGGACACCAATCAGTGGTTCCTGACCACTGATGTGCCCAACGGCCTGAAGATGTTCGTGCGTGCGCCGATGTCAACCAAGATGGAAGGCGACTTTGACACGGGGAACGTTCGCTACAAAGCGCGAGAGCGCTACAGCTTCGGCGTTTCTGATCCGCTCGCTATCTATGGATCGCCCGGCTCCAGCTGAAAACCTGCGATATACGCAGTTTTCGAGGCCCCTTTCGCGGGGCCTTTTTTGTGTCTTGACGGTTCGTAGCCGCCTGTTATATATTGTCGGTGTCAAAGTCTTAAAAAAGAGGGTAGTCATGACACCTACGACACGAAAAGAGGCCCAACGGCTTGGGGCTTCGCACTACTTCACCGGCGTGCCCTGCAAGCACGGGCATGTTGCTTTACGAAAAACAAAAGGCGCTTGCGTCGAGTGCGTTCGCGTGGAGGCGGCCGAAAGCGCGAAGACGCGGGCGGAGTACTTCCGGGCGTACAACACCTCGGAGGCGGGGTTAGCCGCCAAGAAGCGCTACTATGAAACGAACAAGGCCAAAGTCATTGCGCGGGCGTTGACGACGCCAGACGCGGTGAAAAGGGTGTATCGAAACGCTTGGAAGCAGCGTAACCCTGAAGAAGTGAAAGTGCACACCAACGTGCGCCGTCGCCGGAATCGTGCGGCTACACCTCCTTGGGTTAATGCCACGCACCGCAAAGAAGTCAAAGCGCTCTATCGGGCCGCGGTTGAACTGACACAGTTGACCGGGGTGCGCTACGTGGTCGATCACATAGTCCCGCTTCAATCGGACGTGGTTTGTGGCCTGCACGTGCCGTGGAACCTGCGCGTCACCACTCAACACGAAAACGCGACCAAGTCGAACAAACTGCCCGATGACAGCGAGGCGGTTGCCTTCCCTAACGGGCGGTGTTATAACGGTTCAACCTAGCACACCCCCAGCCTGTCGACGCACTAGGTCGACTTCCTCAAGACGACAGGCTCAGACGAGGATTCGATATGTCTTTCACCACGTTCTCCGGCCCAGTACGCGCGGGCACCGTTCGAGACGGCACCAACACCACTCGCAACACCGGTCTGGTCAAGCTCTGCCAGATCACCACCCTGGCCGCCACGGTGGCGCTGACGTCCGCGCCTGTGGCGCAGGTGCTCGGCACTCTCCCTGCGGGATCCAAGATCCTGCGGTTCCGCGTCGAGAAGACCATCGCCATCTCGGGCAACTCGGTCAGTGAGGTTGCGCTCACCATCGGCACTTCCGGCTCCGCTGCTCTGTACATGGGCAGTGCGAACATCGGGCTGACGGCGATTCCGACGGTGCAGGCCACCATCGACGCGGCGATGAAGCCGGTGGACACGGACAACATCGGCACCTCCGATGTGACGGTGTACGGCACATTCACGGCGGCGACGGGCAACCCGACCGCGGGCAGCATCGTGGTGACCATCGAGTACATCCAGCGCACCTCGGCAGGTCTGTCCGACCCGGCTTCGGCCTGATAGGGGGCCACCATGGCTGGCGGCACTCTGCTGGATGCCGTGACGACCAACACCACCGGTGCGTCACGGACGGTCCTCCCCAACCTGGGGTCGAACTACTCGGTGCTGGCCACCGTGTCGGGTACGGGCTCGGTCAGCGTCACGGTGACCATCGAGGTCACCAACGGTACCGGGGGGTGGGTCACGCTGGGCACCATCTCGTTGTCGGGGACAACGAGCGCCACGGACGGCTTCGCCTTTGCCGCACCGTACAACGCGATCAGGGCGACCACGTCGGACATCACCGGCACCGGTGCGGCGTGCACCTGCATCTTCAACGGGTGACGTGAGATGGCAGTCACTGTCGTCGCGAAGCTGGGGGCTACGCTCGGGTATGGCGTGCTGGACAACTTCGGCAAGGGGCTGGCCTTTAACGGACGTCCCACCAACTGGACCACGTACGGCAGCTTCCAGGCCGGCTCGGTGTCCACGGACGTGCTGCTGATCGATACGACGGACACGCTGCTGATCGAGGGCACCGACGAACTTTTGCTGGGGGCCTGAGAAATGGCGAATTCACTTCTTGAGAATCTGTCGGCAGCAGCAGCCCTGTCGGGCTCGGACCTGTTCTACGTCAAGCAGGGCGGTGCACGGGGCCTGAAAGCGACCGGCACGCAACTGCTGACCCTTGTCGGCACGACCTACGTCCCCCTGGCCGGCGGCACGATGACGGGTGCGCTGACGCTGCCTGCTGGGGCGGTTGGTACGCCTTCGCTGATGTTCACTGGGTCGGGGGCCACAACGGGCTTGTACTCGTCGGAAGCAAATGTAATTTCAATTGCAATAAATAATTCTCCACTTTTGCGTGTTGATTCGACAGCGGTATGGTCGTATGGTTCTGTAGGTTTTGTAAACGTATCAACATCTGCCCCTTTTTGTTTTGGGTCCGATTATCAATTACTATTGTTTCGCGACGCAGTCGCCACGCTTGCGCTGCGCAACAGCACGACGCAGCAGACATTCCGCCTCTACAACACGTACACCGACAGTTCAAATTTTGAACGCCTGACCCTCACCGGCGTGGCCGGCACGAGCGTGAACATCACGGCGGAGACGCTGGGCACGGGCGGGGATAACCTCGACATCGTGCTGACGCCTGCGGGGACTGGGAAGGTACGCCTGCCAGACGGTTTGTCTACGCAGTTGGCATTGTGCTTCACGACAACCACGAATACTGGGATCTTTGCAGCGGTTTCAGGGACGCGATTCGGCATCGTCTCAAACGGGACGTTCTCGCTCAATGTCGCGTCGAATTTCATCTCCATGCCTACAGCTTCGGTACTCGGATGGACTTCCGTCGGCGGTGCTGACGGCTCATCTATTGCAGCAGGGCTTGCATACAACGCAGCCGGCGTCGTCGAAGTCAACAACGGCACCGCAGGCACTTTCCGCGACCTGAAGCTGCGCAACCTGCTCGCCGGGGGCGGTAACGGCTCCTACGTCCAGACGCCATCGATGAAGGTCACCAACCTCGCTGCCGCTGAAACAGCAGGAGCAGGTGCTCGGGCCTTCGTCACTGACGCCACCGCAACTACATTCCTCTCGACTGTCGCCGGTGGGGGGTCCAACAAGGTTCCAGTCGTGAGCGACGGCACGAACTGGCTCATCGGATGACCATGCAAACAATCGACTTCACCGACCTGACGCCTGACGAGGCCAACATCATCCTCGCGGGCCTGGGCGAACTGCCCGCCAAGATCTCGATGGGGCTTCTGCTGAAGTTGAAGCAGCAGGGCGACGCGCAGATGCAGCCGCCGCAGCCTGAGCCTGAAGCCGAAGTGCTCGACAAGGAATCCTGAACATGGCCGTTTTCAGCATCACCATCACCGGCCCGCGCCGCATCGAAGCCATCAACCAAGCGCGTGCGGTCTACAACACCGCCGCCGCTGCTGAGGCTGCAGCGCAGACCCCGCCGGTTGCATTCTCGCCGCTGACGCGTGAACAGTACCTGCAGCGTGTCATCGACTCGGCTGTCGCGTCCTGGCGCGATCGGTTCGCGGACGAGATCGATGCTGTGCTCGCGGGGCCGGAAGTGGCTGCGCTCGCTGCGGCCAAGGCTGCTGTGCGCGCTGCTGCTGGCGCGCCTGGCGCACCGTAAACAACCACGCTTCGATCACGGCCCGCTTCGGCGGGCTTTTTGCATTTCTGAGCCACTGGAGCCCATCGAATGACCGTCGTCGTTGAAACAGGGTCGGTGACGGCTGGCGCCAACTCCTACGCCTCCGTGGCCGAGGCGACCACCTACCTGACCAATCGCGCACGCGAGGCCGTGTGGGCCGCGTACACGACCCCGCAGCGTGAGGGCTACCTGATCGAGGCGACCGCCTACTTGGACGCTCACGTCGAGTGGCAGGGCACGCAGATCTCGTCGACGCAGGCGCTGGGCTGGCCGCGCGGCGGCGTCGTGAACCGGTACGGAATCGCGGTCAGTTCGACGGCGGTGCCTGACGCTGTGAAAGCGGCCGTGATCGAGATCGCTGCGCAGGGTGCGCCGGCTGTCGTGGCCGCGCGGCTGAAAGAGTCGGTGACCGTTGGCCCGATATCGACCACCTACGCGGGCGGCGGCGACCCGGCGCAAGGCGTGGCAAAGCACAAGTACGCGCTGCGCCTGCTCGACGGCCTGGTGGTGGGCGGCATGGGCAATGCGATCCGGCTGGTGCGGGCGTGACTGTCATTGCGTGGGATGGCAAGACGCTGGCAGCAGATCGGCGTTCGGTGAACTGCGGTCTGGCGCGCACCGTGTGCAAAATCGAGCGAGTGAAAGGCATGTTGATCGGTCTGACCGGGGACCATGCCGTCGCTGCCGAGATGCTGAAGTGGTTCGTGTCTGGTGGGGATTTCCCAGCCAAGGCTCGCGACGACGTTTCCACGCTGCTGGTTGTGGACCACGTCGGGGTGCATCTGTACACGGCCGGACCGGAGCCGATGATGGTTCTGGACAGTCACATGGCCGTCGGGTCGGGGCGCGATTACGCACTGATGGCAATGCACCTTGGCAAGACTGCCAAGGAGGCTGTCGAGCTCACCTGCCTATTCGACATCCACTGCGGCAACGGGGTCGACACACTGGAGTTTGCCCCGTGACCGCCTTCGACTATTCCGGCCTCGCCGACACCGCGGCCGAACTGCTGGCCGAGTTCGGCATGTCGATGACGCTGGCCCGTGCGTCCGGCAGCGCGCCGACCTACGACACCGCGACCGGTGTGGCGACGCCCGTGTCACCCGCGTCCTACACGGTCACAGGCGCCAAGTTCGACTATGCGGCCCGCGAGATCGACGGCACGCTGATCCAGGCGGGCGACCAGCGGGTGTACCTGAGCACGACCGGCGCCGTCCTGCCGCTGCCGGGCGACACGCTCACCATCGGCTCGACCGTGTTTCGTGTGATGCGCGCGGGCGCCGTCTCGCCGGCCGGCACCGATCTGCTTTACGACGTGCAGGTGCGCAAGTGAGCTTCGCCGCAGACCTGCAGGCGGTTCTCGATCGCGCCAAGGACAAGGCCGTCGATGTGGTGCGCAAGACCGCCTACGATCTGGACAAGGGCATGGTGGATCGCGCGCCGGTCGGTGTCTATCCGGCCGGTTCCGGCAAGAGCGGCGGCCGGCTGAAGTCCAATTTTCAAGTCGGCATCGGCACCATCAACAAGGCCACCGACGCGGCACCGGGCTCGGACCCACTGCCGGCCGCGGCCGCTGCGCTGGCGACGTGGAAGCCCGGTCAGACCATCTGGCTGACCAATTCCATGCCCTACGCCCGCGTGGCCGAGTTCGGCCTGTACGGCAATCCCCCCGGCTCGGCCAACGGCCCGAAGACCAGCGGCGGCTATTCATCGCAGGCTGTCGGCGGCTTCGTGCGCCTCACGGTGCAGGACTTCGAGCAAGTCTTCCGCAAAGCCGCCAGGTCGCTGAAATGACCATAGCCGCCATTCAGGCCGCGCTTGAGTCGCGGCTCTACGGCATCTCGCCAACCATCAGCACGGCCTGGCAGAACGTCGCGTTCACGCCCGTCGAGGGCACGCCATGGCAGCGCATCACCCTGCTGATCAATGACCCGATCGATCACGCAGTTACCTCCGACGTGACCGAGCAGCGCGGCCTGTTGCAGATCACCCTTCACTACCCCGGCGGCGTCGGCACAGCGACCGCGCTGGCGCGAGCCAATGCCGTCGCCGCCCGCTTTGCGCCCCCGCAGACGCTGACCTCTGGCGGCACCAACGTCGAGATCCTGCGCACCGCGCACATCGCCTCCGGCCTGTCTCTGGACGGCTGGTGGGTGATCCCGATCACCGTCCCGTGGCGGTCGTTCTCCTGATTTCCTGAGCACTCCTCCGCCCGCAAGGGCAACCGCCAACCCGCCATCGAGCGGGTTTTTTCATTTCTGAAAGGGGCCATCATGGCTGCTGTTCCGACCGGTACTCTGTTCTCCGTCGCCACCACCTTCGGGTCGAACATCACGGTGACCGCCGTGACGAACGCCAATCCCGCCGTTTGCACGGCAACCGCGCACGGCCTCTCGAACGGCGACGTGATCGAGGTCACCAGCGGATGGGGGCGCCTGAACAAGCGCGTCTTCGAGGTTGCCAACGTCGCCACCAACACCTTCGAACTCGAAGGCATGGACACCTCGTCCACCTCGTTCTTCCCGGCCGGCACCGGCACCGGCACCGTGCGCGAGGTCACTGCCTGGACGCAGCTCACCAAGGTGATGAATCCGTCCACGCAGGGTGGCGATCCGAAGACTGTGACCTACAAGTTCGTCGAGTCCGATGTCGAGTACTCGATCAACGACGGCTTCACAGCCACCAGCTACACGCTGGAATTCGACGACGACGACACGACCGCCGGCTACACCGCCATGCGCACGCTGACCGATTCGCAGACGAACACGGTCATGAAGATGCTGATGCGCTCGGGCGCCATCGTCTATCTGCCGTGCACGCTGGCGATGAACGACGTGCCGCGCCTGCAGGACGGCCAGATCAATCGCATCTCGGCCCAGTTCGCCGGAAACAATCGGCATACTCGCTATGCTGCGTAGCAACAAATGAACGAGCCCGGGCGGCGGTTGCACGCCGTTCGGGCTCTGACCAAAACCGACCATGAGAGGGTCGAAATGGCTGATCGAAATGGTACACCCAGCGTCTACGGCGTCATCTACTTTGTCGAGCACCTGGATTCCGGCAAGGTCTACATCGGGCAGACAACGACGCCGCTGGCCGTGCGCTGGCGACAGCACAAGAACCCAGGATCAAGCTGCCGACTTCTTGGGCATGCAATCAAGAAGCACGGTGTCGATGCGTTCTGCCTGATCGAGTTGGACACAGCAGAAACGAAGGGTCGATTGGACGCACTCGAGGTGTTCTACATCGCGCTGTTCAGGTCTCAGGACAGGGCGCACGGATACAACCTGGAGGCAGGCGGTAGCTCAGGGAAGGCGTCTGAAGAAACAAAGGCTCTCTTGTCGAAAGCGAGAAAAGGCAAGCCCAAATCCCCCGGGCACGTCGCCAAAGTCGTCGCAGCACTGACCGGCAAGAAAGCCTCGCTCGATGCCCGCGCCAAGATGTCGGCGGCGCGCAAAGCGTTGTGGGCCGACCCGGACAAGCGGGCGAACATGCAGCAGGCATCGACGCAGGCCAAGCAGGCGGAGGCGTACCGACTGGCGGTATCCGAGACCGTCAAGCGCCAGCGCAGCGATCCGGCGTCCAAGGCAAAGCTCGCCGCCGCCATCGCCGCCACCGCAGACCGCGG